CTTGAAGAACTAGGAAGAAACTATCGTACATTAGTACAAACATCTCCTGAACTAGCTAACGCAGCGACTAATCAAGGTAAGTTAATTACCGACATCCTTCGTGGGGGTGGTGATGTATTAGCTCGTACATACTTTACTCGTGGCGGAATGTCTCCATTACCTGAAATTACACAAGCCGATCTAATCAATAACTTAACTGATGAGATGGCTAAGGTGCAGCAATTTGAAGTTGATGCAACGATGGCTGAAAACCAGCGTCGCGTCGCAGCAGATATGCAACGCGCACAAGATGAATACGGTGCGTTCCGAACGAAGCGAGAAGCTGATGCGCGATCTGCATATCAGCAATTTGTATCAAACATGGCTCCTGTTGGTACTCAAATGTCTAATACTTATGACGTTGTAGATACTACTAGCGATGCGTATCAGGCAGCTCAAGCAGCTAAAGATGCTGCGGATGCAAAATTGGCAACATTTACAGGAATACAAAATGTAGGTGGTATGGATAATTATGACGCTGATACAGATACATTTACAGATCCAGCTGTTCAATCGTATTACCAATCAGCTCAAGATATGGCTGATGAAGCGGCTGGTGCGGCAGATGCGTCTAACTTTACAACAACAGAAACAAATACGTGGATGGATTATAGCCAACCTACTGCTCCTGCTTTTCAAGACTGGAGAGGCACATCACGATTTGCAGGGCAGCCTACGTTTGCTGACTGGCAAACAAATGTTGGGCAGAGCTTTGCTAACACTCCAATGTTAAATGTGCCTAATACGCCTATACCAAGAGCTGTTACTCAAGAAGAACTAATTGCGCAAAGCAGGGCTGTATCGCCACCAGCAGTACAGTCGTTGTTAAGTGGTCAAATGCCATCTCCATTGCAATTCGGAGGGTTGCCACTGCCAACCTTCCAGCAATTACAAGCACTAACCCCGAGTGAGCAAGAGATGTTGAATAGTCGACTGCTTACTGAGTTTAATGTACCGCTATCAGATGTGGCGTTCCAGACACAGCGACAGTTCAGTGCGCCATCTATGGATAGAAACAGGGATCTAGCTCGATTCAGAGGGTATAGTGTCTAATGGCTCAACCACTATGGATGCAGCGCCGACAAGCAGAGGGCGTACAACGCACACAGCCAACAGGCTTTTCTGCGTTTGTTGACGATACAGAAACAGAAAATGAAAAGCGCGAAAAAGAACGACGCGGGTTTTCTGTTGGGAATGTGTTTGGCACTGCATTAAGCGGGTTAGGTAAAGCCGCAGAAGTTGTAGATAAATACGACTTTTCGTTAGCCGAAAAAGCTGGACTTCTTGATTTAATAGATAAAATTCCCGACCTTAAAGGTACTCAAATAGACGATTGGGCTAAAACAGGAGCTAAAGCTGTAGCTAAAGAAGGTACACGGCTATCTACATTTGCTATTGCCGCAGGTGGTGTGGGGCTTGGTGCTAAAGCAGGGACTACTGCTGCACGACTAGGGGCGAGAGCCGCTGCTAAACAAGCCGCAGGTAAAACAACGCAAGCATTAACAGCAAGAACAGGTCAAGGGGCGCTCAAGGCTACTAAAATGTTAACTGAGCCTATGTTAGCTACAAAAGGAGCTAGCGTACCTGCTAGATTTGGTGCTGAAGTTGGTCTAGTTGGTGGATTTAGCGCGGCTGCGCAAGGGGCGCAAGAAATTGTTCCTGAAGATGCACCAACATGGGCGAAAGCGGGAGTCGGATTAGGGGCAGGATTGCTTGGTGGTGTAGCTGGAGGCAGGGCTTCTATAAATGCTATGCGTCGGGCAGGAATGAAAGTAGATAATGCTAAAGGATTAAAGGCTCTTGGTGATTCTGTAATTAAACAACAAGACAAAGTGCTAGGTGATGTGTCACCTAATACTCCAACTGGTATACCACGAACCGCTGATGTAGTTGAAGCACGATCTAAAATTCGTCAAGAAGCAAAAGAGCTTAATGACCAGTTAGCAAAAAACAATCAAGCTCTTGATGTAAACGAAGTGCGCCGAAATGCGTACCTAAGCGACTTTACTAAACAAGCAAGTGAAGATGAATTATTTATAGCTGCACGAAACATAGAAGAAGGTCGATACCCTTACTATCAACAGCCTGATGCAGCTAAGAATATTGAAGGCAAGTGGGTAACTAAAGAATGGGGAGATGTTCCTGCATATCAACGTCCTGACATGGGTTATTTAGGCGGACGAACTGACTCTGCATTATTGCAAAGTGCTTTTGAAGGACGTAGACAAGCGGCTTCATCTATGAATTCTCGTGTAGCTTCTGAGACTAGAAATGTATTAGACGGCGGGAAAAATAAAGAATTTACAATAGAACTAGGCGGTAAACGGTTAGGGTTAAACCAGCTTATTAATAAAAAAACAGGCCGTTTAGATGAACGCTTAAAAGACGATTTTATAACAATAAAAGAAGGTGATGGGGATCGCTTTTCTTACACATTTACAGAAAAAGGAGAACCACTCAAACTTGCTATTCAGAAATTGCGTCGTGATTTAGATGTGCAGCTTGAAGCCGAAAAGCAAGCAGGGCTAGATTTCGGCGAAATTACTGGTGAAATGCTTGAAGAAATGCCAGAAGAACTACAAGCAGCTACTCGTCGTAATTGGGAACAAGGTGAGATGCCGTATTTTGGCGACTTAGTTGAGCGCCTTGACGAAAATAGAGGGTATTTCCCACGCTTTGCTAGTGAGGGGTTAAATCCAAACAGTGCAGGGTCGCGTAGTTTCGGGCGTAAGTCTTTTGAAAAAGGCCGTCGTACAGGATTTAGTGATGGTAGTGAGTTCCAGCGTCAAATGTGGGAAAACAATCAAGCTATGGAGGTTGACACTCCTGAAGGAATACAAGCTGCTACAGAAATGTATCTTGGTGACATTAATCAAGTGTTAGATATTAGGCGTAGTGCAGGGTATGACCGTATGAATGCCCAATGGTTTAAGGATGCGTTAACTACAGAAGGGCAAGGTATTGGTGGCCTTACTCCGTTAGAAAGGATTATGCAAAACGAAGACTGGGCAGCAGCGCGAGAAGTTTTTTTAGAAACACAAAAAAAATTAAGAAACATTGTAGCCAGCTTAGTATCTCAACCACAAACTCAAAGGCTTATGAGAACCGCTGAACGACTTGGTAGGCAAGGAGAATCGGTAGCAGATGAGTTAGCTGCTGAGCAAGTACGGGTATCTCAATCTGTTGGAGATGAACTAGATAGCGTTATTCGAGATTTTGAAGTTATTTTTGACGGAGATAAAAGTAAAGAAATGCCTAAGCGTGTAAAAAAACTTAAAGCAGAGCGCGATAAAATGCGAACTATTACACAAAAACAAATAAAGGAAAATCCTGCAAAGTTAATGGGTGAAATTGATGAAGCTGGTTTGCGATTACGCAAAGGTATAGCGCAGTTAGACAATAATGTAAAAGGGTTGTCGCGGAAACGTAAGTTGGCTTTAGCAGAAAAAATGGGGCGCGACCCTGAAGATGCATTGTTTGTGCGAGATGTAGATATAGATTTAGCTGAAGCTCGTTCTATTGAAGCTAGATTAAATTTAGTTGAGCGATTAACTAATGAAATAAATCCTTCAGAATTGCGCAGAAATAAAATAAATACTGCTAAAGAGGATCTTGCGATTCTAAAACCACAATTAGCTAATGCTCGAAAAAGGTATAACAATGCAAAAGACGCGGCAGGTGCGTTAGGCGCAGAAAGATTGGTTGATGATTTAGGAAATCCAGCTACATTTAGTGGTCGTCTAGGAAAAATTGACAACATGTCATTTGCTGGTCGTTTATATGATGCTGAGTTTGCTCAAGATATGAATAAGTATCTTAATCAAGCAGAAGATGTAGGTATTACTAAATACATTAATACATTTAATAACATTGCTCGTCCGTTTATGGCTACGCTTGACCTGTCATCTGTTGGTATTCAAGGATTGCTTGCGGCGGGAGTTCATCCTATTCGTGCAGCTCGGTACATGACGTATGCAATGGCCTCTTTATTTAATCCTAAAATTTGGGACCGTTTTGTTGTAGATAATGCTGACGAAATAGATGATTTTATTAAAGGTGGAGGATATTGGTCTGACTTAGATGACGCTGGTGACTTTATGTTTACTAAAGGAGTTACTAGCTTACCCGCTATTGGGAAACTGGCAAAGATATCTAACCATCACTTTAGTCGTAACGGTAATGCTATGCGATTAATGATGTATAAAAATGCTAACGATATAAACAAATTGCGCACGTTAGGTGGACGAGGTGCGCTAAAGAAAGAGTTAGGTTACGGAGATAGAGAGCAATTAATAGAACAAATTAATAACGCTACGGGTTTTAAGAGTGGTAAACCCAGTGATTTAGCTGCATCGTTAATGTTTGCTCCTAGATTTTTTAATTCACAACTTAATGTATTGTCAAAAGCGGCGTTAGCAAGTGGCCCTGAAGGACAAATGGCGCGAGATATGTTGTTGCGCACACTTACTGTTATGTCTGTATCTACATGGGCTATTAATAAATCGCAAAATCAAGAAACAGACTTTAGTCCTGTTCGATTTGATATGGAAGGCAAACCACAATCAAATCCAAACTTTATGAGAGTTCGTGTAGGAGGTAAAGATTATTCGTTGTTTGGGTCATGGGATTCGTTACTTGCTTTATTTACTACAGGTGTAACTCAAGGGCCAGCAGAAGGTGTAGAAAGATTTTTACGAACTAAAGCCAGCCCTGCAATGGCGCGAGTATACGATGTAGTTCAAGGAGAAACATTTACAGGGGACCAAGTTAAATTTAATAGTGACGATCCCCGTGTTATAGGCATGAGCGTTATTAATCTTATGCAACAAAACGCTCCGTTTGCATTGCAAGATATGTATCGTGAGTTTGCTGAAGACCCTGATTTTTCTTTAGGAGATCCTTCTACATATTCTAATCCTGTTGGGCTAGGGTTAGCTACAAATATACTCGGAGTCAAATCATCACCTCTTACTCCATCTGAAATACGTGATGTTAGGTCAGAAGAAACTTTTGGTAGAGAATGGCGCGAACTAAATAAAGGCGAACGAGCAGAAATAGAACAAGAATACCCTGAAGTATTTAATGCTCTTGATAAAAATCTTAAAAGGAAAGCAGACTCAGGTGATACTGATGCTGTATTGCGTGTACAAAAACAACAAAATGAAGCTAAGGCTGCCTTAAATGCTAAAGAAGTAATGATGGGCTTTAACATGGGAACTATTTCACATGAAGAATTAGACAGTCGCTTCAAGCAAATCAAACATGATTTAGGAGTAAGTAACAGAGCTATAGATGAAGCATTAGGAATAAATTATGCCACTTCTGACGACCCTGTATTGCGAGCGCGTAATAGAAAGTTTGAAATTATTCAAGAAAATTTATTAGCGGGTAAACCTAATTGGCCTGTTATCGAAGAACTAACGCAAGCATTTGAAGCAACATTGCCTGAAGATGTGTTAGCGCGATATAACACATTTGAAGAATTAGAAATTTCTAATTGGCCTGAATCATCAAAAGAATATTTTCGTATGGATGATTACATTAACAAAGACTCAGGATATTGGGATCAAAGAGACATTGCGTTTGACCGCTTAAAAGCGGCTATGCCTGAAGGTATAGATACCTATGATGATTTAATGATTGCTATAAACAGATCTCAAAGTAAAGGCGAACGAGCTAAATTAAAACGATTGCAAAGCAGAATTGATAGTTTAACCAGACGCAAACGTACTTTATTACGCCGTAAAGATGAAAAGCTGGATGTTTCGTTAGTACTTAATAAAGCGTATACACCAGTAACTAAAGAAGGTAGAGAGGCGTTACGTCGATTACGTGCTGCTATGGCCTAATTGACTAATAGCTCTTTACAACTATAAACTTATGCAAACAGATGTTCTAAGGAGGAACAATGACGCAAGAAGTAGATGCTCAGACCGAGTGGACTACAGAAGCTGATGTCACTGAAGATACCGATGCGCAAGCGGCTCTTAGTGATGACGTTGAAGTACAAGCCGATCCAGATCCATCCACACTTATAAGCTCGTTACAGTCGCAGCTAGACCAACTAAAGAAAGATTTTAGTGACAGTAAACACGTCACTAATCGAGCTACTAGTTCTCTAGACCGCCTCACAAACAGGCTTGATGAGTTTGCCACTAAATCAGATCTTGAAAATACTCAAGAATCTATTGCAGGGATACGTAGTTTGATGGATGTTGGATTATCCGATGTAATGTCAGATGAAGGGAAAAATGCTTTAGCCGAACAACGGCAAGAGGATACTTATTCCCGCGCGTTAAATTCTGCAAAGAATGAATTGAGAGAAGAACTGAGTAGTGCATCTCCTGACTCTGTGGCTGGTCAAGTCACTGACGATCAACTTAATGATGCCGAACGCAGAGCGTCGGAAGCCTCAAGTCGTGTGTATGGGTATGCAGAAGCAAAAGGTATATCTGCTGATGATGTTGCCAAGATGCCAATATGGGATCAACAAGGGCGTACATTAGAAGAAGCTATTACCAACGCAAAGGAGTACATAGATACTATGTCTGAAGGTTCTGATTCCCGATTAGCACAACGTAAAGAAGCTGCCGCAGGTTCTCCCGAACGCGCAACAACAAGTAGTTCAGTGTTGACTATAGATAAAATGAAAAATATGTCACCGCAAGAGCTAATGAAGATTCCAAAAGAAATCCGTCAGAAAGCTCTCCGAGGTGGCTAACTATTAGCTAGGAGAGATAATGTCTGTAGACAGATTTATTCCTTCGCTCTGGGCTGCAACGCTGTTAGAAAATCTCAATGACTCGCACGTTGCTGTTAACTTATGTAACCGAAACTATGAAGGTGACATAGACCAGATGGGGGATACCGTCCGAATTACATCAATCGGGCGTGTAACTATTGCTAATTATGTAAAGAACACAACCGCTATCACACCTGAGATTCTTGACGATTCTCAACAGGTGCTTACGATAGATCAGGCGAAGTACTTTGCATTTGAGGTAGATGATGTAGACGCTAGGCAAGTACGTGACGATGGTGCGTTGATGGACGTAGCTATGCGTGACGCAGCTTGGGGTCTTGGAGATGCAGCCGACACTTCGGTATTGGCCGCTATGCAAGCGCAAGCCGACACAGGTAATGCACTTGGAGCCATGATTATTGGTGACGGTGCAAATGTTGATGCGTATGAAAACCTTGTTGATTTAGCTGTAAAATTAGACACTAACAACGTGCCAAGAGCAGGTCGTTGGTGCATAATTCCACCGTTTTACCACGGTTGGTTACAGAAAAATGCTAACTTCGTGTCATACGGTACACAAGCAAACCGTGAAGACCTTGAGAACGGAATCATTGGTGCTGCTGCTGGTATGAGGATTGTTGTATCTAACAACTTACCTTCTGCTGGTGCAGGACGAAATTACGTTATCGCTGGTCACTCGGATGGTGTTACCTATGCGGAGCAGATTAATAGTGTTGAAGGATACCGACCTGAGTCGAGCTTCTCTGACGCTGTTAAAGGCTTGCATTTGTACGGATACAAAATTACGCGACCATACGTGTTAGCTAACGCTGACTGTATTTCGCAATAAGAAAGGGGATTAGAAAATGGCAGTTACAGCAGTAACACTCACAGAACTAACCCTTAACGAAGCAAGTGCAGACCTTCCAGCTGCTGGTTGGACCGCTATCGCTACAGGTGCTGACGGTTTTTCGTTAGACATGAGCGGCGTTGGAGCACCAGTTGTGCTGGGATTCCTCGACGGTGGTGCAGCGGATAACATTACGATTACAGCTGGTGATAGACCACCAGCGCAGCTACAGGGTCAGGGCAACCTAACCATTACTATGGCTGCAAGTGACGTAAAGTATATAACGCTTGAATCTGGGCGATTTGAACAGAATGATTCCACTATTAAAGGAACCATTGCTGCTGATGCGACTAAGATGATTGCGTTCTTGCTACCAGTTAACTGGGGTTAATACGCTAAACTATGAGAAGGGGATACTCACTGGGGAGGACTCCCCTTCTTTTAGCTAAGGAGATGACATGGTTCGCCAAGCATTACGCTACCAAGTTTTAGATAGTTCTGGTGTGCCTATTGCTGGAGCGAGTATTCAGGTTGCACAGGTAGGTACAACCACTAACATTACACAGACAATGTATGCAGGGTTAACAGGCGGGACAACTATCGCCAACCCTCTTATTACAGACGCATCAGGGCGCGTTCAGGCGTACTTTGATGGTACAGACGCAGTGGCATTACTACGTGTCACGATGATTCCAACCCTTACGGGCTTCACATTTACTAGCAGAGACGTACAACTAGGCTCCGATTATGGCGTATTAGACGCTGGAGATGTGCCAATTAAAGGCTTAACTGTCGATGCTAAAGACAGATTTAACATGGCGAGGACAGATGCTGGCGACCCAGCGACCCTTCAAACAGGCGATATGTGGTACAACACCACGACAAATGCCCTTCACTGGCAGGATAATACAGGCACACAGACCGTTTCTAGTACTACAGGAGACATTACAGGCGTAACTGCTGGTGATGGGCTGACAGGTGGTGGCTTAACTGGCGATGTCACACTTGATGTAGGCGATGGTAATGCGATTGTCGCATCCGCAGATGCTGTAGACGTGAGCGTCAACGCAGCTTCATCCGCTGCCGCAGCCTTAGCTGGTGACGATAAGATTCTTATCTCAGACACAGATGATTCTAATACCACTAAGAGCGCCACGATTTCACAAATTGCAGCCACAATGCTGGACGCAGGAAACAATAAAGTTTTGTATTCCGATTCAAGCGGAGATATTACAGAATTACCTTTAGGAGCAGCAAATACGGTACTGACATCCGCAGGAGCTACAAGTGCCCCTACATTTAGTGAAGTAGATGCAGCTCTTGGTGTGGGTGCAGATAAAGTTGTGTACACCAACAACAGTGACGTGCTTAGTGGTGTGGCGTTAGGTGCATCAGGCACAGTACTTACGAGTGCAGGTGCTACATCAGCGCCTACATGGGAAGCTGCTGCTTCAGGTGGACTGTACGCAACAACAACCAATTCGGGATCTACTGCCATTACTGCGGGAGATGTATGTGTACTGATGTCAGATGGCACAGTAAAAGAAGTATCGTCATCATTTGCTGCGGGCATTACGATAGGAACAAATACCGCAGGAAGCTCTACCTATGGATATGTGCCTTCATATGAAAGTGCTTGGTGTGAAGATAATTTAGGAAATATATGGGTTGTATCTGGTGACGGATCAGGTGCGGCTGAACTCTATCTAACCGCGCTTACTATTACCGCGAGCGGATCTACTACTACTGTGACATGGGGAACTCCCTATGCGAGTGCTTCATTTTCAGGAATGTACACAAATAGTATGCAATGCGTGTGGGATGCTACTGCTAATAAAATAGTTGTAGTGGCATGTGTAGGTAACACTACTTGGTATGCGTTGCATCTAACTCCCTCTGGTACAGGAGCGAGTGCAACTATAAGTTCAGAAAGCAATGCAACCGTTATAAGTTCGTCTTACGGTTCTACAGTTTCTCCCATTATTGATTATGTAGTAGACGGAAACGGCGATGGTGGCGTTGCTGCATTATTTCCCGGCGCTTCAGTGGGTTACGGAGTTCAAACGCAAACAATGTACGTAAATGGTACAAGTTTCGATTTTGGAACACTAGTACAAAATGCGTATAACGAAACAGCAATAACGGTCGGTGACGGCTATTGGGATTCAACGAACAATTTATTCTTTTCTGTTTGGGGTCAAAGCAATGGGTCAAGTCGCGCCATGACAATGACCTATACAGGTGATTCATTAGAAATACGTGGTGGAACTACTAACGGAACTCAAGTGAAATATAATGGAAGTTCTACAGCGCAAGCGTATGGCGTATCAGTGGAGCACATAGAGCATTTAGACAGGGCGGCTGTGTACCTAAACTTTACTAGTGGTAGCGCAGCTTACTGGCAACAGATTCAATTATGGGACCCAGATGATAGCGGTGCTAATGTTCCTGCTTTAATAGATACTATGTATCAAACTACCTCTAACGCTACATCTGATTTGTGGGCAGGTGCTCAAGTAGGTGGCTATAACAGTGGAAATAACACTAAGCAAGTGCCTTTGCTTTATGACGCAGTTAATGATGCTACGTACTGTATGTACGGATCTGGTGAGCCAACAGGGGCAAGCAGCAGCATGATAGTGGATTTATTAGATATAACAGCTACTAGTATAGACCGAGCTAGTCTTACTGACGCTACTACCACAGCGTTTAACTTCTCAACTAGCGAGGGGGCATTTCAATTCGTTGGACACGCAGCGACGGCTGATGTCAGAAATGCTGCTGTTGTGATGTTTAACAGCAGTACTAATGCGGCTTCGGCACAAGGCGTGTTTTTAGGAGTTGGCTCTACAACGGACTCAGCGTGGCTAGGTGTAGCTAAAAACACTACGTCAGGTGCAGCGCAAGCTATTGAAGTGTATGTGCTTGGTGGTATGAGTGATGTGCATACTGGATTGACTGTAGGTTCTGATTATTACGCTCAAACAGATGGCAGTATTGGCACAACAGTTACTTCAACCGATAAATTTGTAGGTCGCGCTGTATCAGCTACTAAATTACTGGTCGAAAATACAGGGACGGGTACAGGTTAATGGCGCAAATAATCAGACGTAAATCAGACAATGTAGTGGAATTTATTTTTGATAAATACGACACGATTACATTAGAAGCCACTGGTATGACAGTGAATTTAGGTAGCACCACTAGGCCTATTGATTGGGTTACTGCTCCTTATGTAGCTAACGCTACAACGCATGAAATAGTAAAAGACATAACCCCTCCTGCGCGTTTTTGGCCTTACGAAATTATGAAATACGACGGTAGCTGGACAACTGATGAAGATCGCAAAACAGCATACATAGGATTTGGCAACACAACTCCTGAAATGTTAAATATCGAATAGGAGCCTGACATGGTAGCTGGACCAGTAGGTATAGGATTCCCTACATCCGCATCGGGTGTAACTACTATAGATGGTTGTGATTTGCTTGTAGGATTTAGTAAATTTATTAATGACTATTGGGCTAGTGAGACAACCAGTGCAGGGTCAGGTACGTTTAATACGCTTGTAGATACTAAGCTAGCTCGCTTTGGTGATGACCAAATTCTTGATTTTTACGTGCGAATTACTGAATCAGGGAGCAACCTTGAGTATGAGGTAAGGCGTATATCGCAATTTATTGCTGCTACTGGAACTATATTTGTTGACCCTCCGTTTACTGAGACAGTCGCAAGTGGCAGTGATTACCAGATACATCGATACGATCCAAGTGTAAAGTTTGAATGTTTAGATGAAGCTAGGTTGCGTGATGACGTATTTGAACACGCATTCAGGCTTATTTATGACGACACGACTACGTCTGATGGAATTACAGATAGTTATGACGTAAATCCAGATATACGTTCGGGTCCTATGTACATTTTTGTAGAAGATCCGCAATCAATTACTCCTGAATGGAATGTTTTAAGTAATCCAGTAGGCAATACTACAGCTAGTTGGACTACTGTTGGATTAACTGCAACTGTAGTTAATGAAAGTAACATAGACAGGCTGATTCCAAAGTACGACACAAGCTGTATGAAACTTTCATCAGCGGCGGCTGTAACGGGTACGTTCTCTCAGGTAGTAGGGTCTATGTCTATTACTGCTGCTCAAGCCGCAGGGCGACGCATGACATTTGGTGCATGGGTATATTCGTATGATGCATCAGGAGTTAAATTGCAATTTACAGATGACAGTGGTGACACTGCATCGTCATTACATGGGGGAACTGGATGGGAACTCCTTACTGTAGAAAAGACAATCTCCCAAACTAACACGACAAC